GATCAGTGCCGACCCTTTCATGGGCGTGGGGGAAAAACAATCTCTCCTGCACCAAAGCATGATCAACGAGCAGGAAAAGCTCACTGAGGCGATGAAGAAAACGGAGGAAGCGATTGACCAGGCTTACGGCGCTGGCTCGGTGGAAAAGGCCAAGGAACTGGAGGCCGAGTATCACCGATTAGACGAGGCCGCCATTTTGTTAGGCTATCATATTCAAACCAGCATACCGGGCGGCGAGTTCCGCGCCGACCTAACGAACTGGGCAAACAGTTTCGGGACGGCAGCGCACCAAGCGGCCAACGTCATTACGGGCACGCTGAATGTCGCCATCGCAGAAACGTCGCAGCTCTTGACCGATGCCATTTTTCGCACCGGCGATTGGAAAACAGCGTTGATCAGGGTGGGCGAAGCGGGCGTGCGCAGCATCATCCAAATGGCGCTGCAATTCATCATATCGCGAACACTGATGTCGGTATTGAACGCGGTCTTCGGCAAGGCCGATGCGCAGGTCGCAAGTAAGGAAGCCGGACATGCCGCGGCTTCGTGGGCTCCGGCGGCCGTCAGCGCATCCATTGCCACCTACGGGGCCGCGTCCGGATTTGGAGTGGCCGCCTATTTGGCCGCATTGGGCGCCGGTGAAGCCGGCGCGATCGCGGGCGCCGGCGTTGGTTTCAAAAAGGGCGGCTATACCGGCGACGGCCATGCCGATGAGTACGCCGGACCAGCGCATAAGGGCGAATTTGTTTTTTCAAAAAGCGCGACCGAAGCAATCGGGTTAGCCAATCTGGACTTTTTGCACGATGCGGCGCGCCAGCATTTTCCAACCGGCGGTGAAGTGCGCCCACGAGAGACGCCGCACAATCAGGGACTCCTGCGATCGGAACGCCTCGCCATAGCGTCATCGGGCTTTTATTGGGGTAACGGTTACGGCGGCGATCCAAGTATCGAGCCGACGCCGATACCTAGTTTCGACGGTGGCAACACCACTTATTACAATCCTGGTGGTTGGGCGCCTTATGGCGGAAGTGACAGTGGCCCAGGCGGGTCGGGATACGGCGGTGCTTGGCGGCATAGCGGCGCGGGCGCGAGGGATTCTGGCCCGCCGAGTGTGGAGGTTGACCTGGCGGATGGTGCTTCTGGTTGGAACAGCCATGACGGTTTTTGGGATTGGGTTGGCGGGAATCCCCTTCCTGCGCATCAAGCCGAGTATATCAGCGCGAACCATCCGCCGAGCATTGAAATCACGGGCGGCGGCGGGCGCTTGCAGCCGCATCACGCGATGAATTACAACCCCGGTGGGATCGGGACCGGCGGCACAAACATCGCCGGGTTTGGCGGCAACCTACTATTGGGCGCGTATCTCAATGCTTCGCTCGGCTCGATGGGCTACGGACAAGGCTATGGGGCAACGTACACTGGCCCGGTATTAGGCGGCAACGCTAGCAGCGGCATTGATGCTTACAACGCTTATGCGGCAGCGCATGGCATGTTGCCGTTTGATATGACGGCGAGGCCGGGGGAGGCGATTTACACCGGAGGCGGCACTACGAATACCCCCGGATGGACACCGCATGGCAGTAGTCCAACCGGCTCAGGCGGGATGCCGCCGTTCGCGGGCGGAGCCTACGCACAGCCGCCAGCCGGTTCGGTTGTTATCGGGCATGACACTGTTACCGGAGCGCCAGTCTATCGCGCACCGAACGGACAAACGTATGTGCAACCGGGAACAGGAACTCAAGTACCGGCCAATCCTTATCGCAGCTTCGGCGGCGTCACGAGCGGACAACGGAGCAGCGACATCGGCTCATCTTTAGACTCACATACCGCCAACTTAATGCTGATGGCGAGCCAGGCTTTCGGCGGCAACACGAATCGTTGGGCCCCGGATCAATTACCAGATCAAGAGTCTGCCGTGCCCTACGTTCGCGGCTTTGTGGGAGATGCAACGCATCCCTACACCGGCAACCCAAACGATCCTACCGGAATATTTGCGCAACTACGCCAGAACGATCCCGCTTTGTGGAGCATGCTTGGTCATAGTCGGCATTTCGCCAGCGGAGGAATGCTCACCGGCTCGGCGGGCGCGCCAGTCGATATCACGGCGCACGTGGGCGAGTTCGTGCAGCGCCAGGCGGCGGTCGATTACTACGGAGTCGATTTCATGCACGCGCTCAATGAAATGCGTTTTCCCCGGCCGCATTTCGCCATGGGCGGCGCGATCGGCGGCGAGGGCGGCGGCGGCACTTTCGCCGGCCAGGGCCTGCGCGTTATCGTGGTGAACGATTGGAAGACAGCGCTGCAGGAAGCGGCCCGGGAAGATTCCTTCACTGGCATCATTGTCGATGCCGTCAGCGGCAACAAACACGTGATCGGGATCCCGGCGTCGGCCTAACGGATGAAGAGGGAAAGCAAACGCCCGACGTCGGCGATCTTCTGTAGTGGCAGGCGTGTCGCCTGCGTAGCTCAGGGTTCGCAGCCGGCCCAATCGCAGCCGGCACGGCTGCCACTACAGGGGAGAAAATAGTCCGCCAATGAAATTCATCGACTACGGCGGGGAAACGGTCGCGCTCTTGTTGGCCACGCCGAATTGGGCGCAGTCGCTCGAAGTCTCCATGACGTTACCGACCGCGATCGACAAAGCGATCTCGGCCCGGGAATCGCGGCGCGCGTTCGCCACGTCGATGCGTTACTCGTTAGGCTACACCGTCGATTTTTTCAGCACCCGCCAGGCCACGGATCTGCGCCTCTGGCTCAACCGGCTAAAAGGCGAAACCGTCGCCGTGCCGCTCTGGACCGACGCGGTGGAAATTTCGGTGACGGCCAACGCGGGGTCGGACACTTTTGCGAAAACGGCGACCATGCCGGTGCGCTACGGCTCGGAATGGATCGTCCTGAGCGACGACCTTTCCGCTTATGAAATCGTCGTCGTCTCCGCGATCGACGCCGGGACGGTGACGCTGGTCGATGCGCTCGCTATGACCTGGCCGGCCGGGACGCTGCTGTTCCCGCTGCTCTTCGGGAAACTGGCGGAACGGCCGCAGTTCGACGCGGTGACGGATGAAGCGCTTTCCGGCGCGATCAAAATTCAGGAGAACTCGCCCTTCGCGCGACGTTTGAACCCCACGGCCGTGACGCTGCCGACCGTGGGCGGCGGTGTGCCGGCATTTTCCACCGCCAAACTTTTCGCGGCGACGCCGCAATGGTCGCGCGTGCTCGATCGCTCCGAGGCCGATGTGCTTTACCAGGCGCTCGGTTTTCTGCGGCAGGAACAACAATACGTCTATCAACAGCCGGTGCGGCGCGGACTCGAAATGGAGTTCGATTGTTACACGCGCGCGGACATGACAGCGATCGAACGACTCTTCAGCGATCGGCGCGGGACGACGCGGCCGTTCCTGGTGCCGACGCATCGCGGCGATCTGCGCATCACGCAGGATCTGCCGATCGCGGGCAACGCCACCCGCATCACGATCGAACAGCCGAGCCGCTACAGCGACCCTGATTACGGCGATCATCCCGGCGCGCCCTACCTCGCGCTGATCGATGCCAACGGCGCGATCGACGCGCGCAAGATCACGGTGGTAAGCGGCGGCGACCTCACCACGGCCGTGGCCATCACGGCGCCGCATAAGAAGGACGAAACGAAGCTGAGCCATCTGCTGCTGGTGCGATTTGCCGACGCGAAATTATCGTGGACCTACACCAGCGATGAGATCGCGATGACGCGGCTGAAATTCATCGAAGTGCCGGATGAATATGTGACGCCCAACGCGGATCTGCCGGAGCCGATTTATCTCTACCGTTTCGAGGAACGCACTCCGACGCCGCAGAACTCTTACTTCACCAGCTACGAGGATTCCTTCAGCTACGGCGGCCACACCTACGCGCCGGCGCCGTTCTCGCACGCTTCGATCGCGAGCAACATCAATCTCGCGCGCGAGGAAGTGCAGTTGACCAGTTGGGGCGGCAATTTCCCGAGCAACCCGCTGGCCAAGTTATTTCCCTACGAGCTGGAGGGCGAGCTTTGGGTTTCTATCTCCGAGGCCGACAAAAACAATCCCAGCGCGTCGCCGGATTTTTTACTGAGTGGCACCGTGACGAAGCCGAACCTGAGTGGGCTGGACTGGAAAGTAACGGTGCGGCGCTTTGGCAATCTCTTGGAAAAAAACGCCAACAATTGTTATTACCAAAAGGTCTGCAACGTCCCGCTCTACTCGCCGAAGTGTGGCGTCAACCGCAACACCTACAAAGTAAGCGGGACCTACTTTGCCGGCAGCGCGCCGAAGATCATCGAAGTGGCGCTGGTCGCCGACGATCCGGATGTGGCGCGGCCCGACCATTATTTTGCGGGCGGCATGATCACGACGGGGTCGGGGAGCGGTTATGAAAGCCGCACGATTTTGGAATCGGTCAATGTGAGTGGTCCGCGCCAGCGGCTCACGCTGGACCGGCCGCTGCGCCTGGTGGTGGCCGGCCAGACCGTAAACATGTTCCCGGGCTGCAACGGCGCGATCGAGACGTGCGCGTTGAAGTTCAACAACCTGGTTAATTTTCGCGGCTTCCCTTACATCCCGATCAAGAATCCGAGCGCGGACATCGGCGCGCTGAGCGCCAACGCGGGAGGGAAAAAGGGATGAGTGAGCGGCGCTGGTTTTTCGAAGATGAGGATGCAGTCGTTAGGCTGCGCGAGCTGGCGAAAAGGTTGCACGGCACGCCCTTTCGCCCCTACTCCTGCGCGCCGGGCCGGGACGGCGGCATGGATTGCGTCGGCATGTGCGAATACGTCATGGCGCACGTGGGCGTGATTGGTCATCTCTCCTTTCCGCGCGCGCCGGCCGATTACGCTGGGCATTTACACAACGACAAAATCTTGCGCTACCTGCGCGGGCAATCGAACGATTCGCAAAGCCACACTTTGGCCAATCACTTCGCCGAAATTCCGGTCTCTTCTCTTCCTGTAGTGGCAGCCGTGCCGGCTGCGAAATCTCTCGCAGGCGCCACGCCTGCCGCTACCGGGCTTATGGCGGGAGATATTCTATTGCTCAAGGCCGAATTGCCGGGCGTGTGGCACATGCCGATCATGCTCGACGCGCGCAATTTCTTTCACTGCGCCGCGCCCGATGGTGTCACCGAAGCGGACATTGAGCAGCACGACTATCGCAAACATGTGCGCGCCGTTTTCCGCGCGCGAGCAAACTGTAGTGGCAGGCGTGTCGCCTGCGACCCCATCGCAATCGCCACCACACCATGAGCTTCGGATCCGTCGCCACACCGGCGCAGTCGAAAAAGCTGCTCAATCTTTCCGGCACCAATACCTCGACCAACCAGGAGGCGACGCCGGTGCCTTATTTCGCGGGCGACGCCAAGCTCGAGTTCACCTGGATTTCTCCGATCTACAATAAGACCAGCCGGGTGGTGCAAAGCGGCGGCGGCAAAAAAGGCGTCGGCGCCAGCCAGGAACGCCGCTGGTATGGCGACATCTGCGGCGCCGTTTGTGTCTGTCCGGACGACGCGCCGGTCGATGCGCTGGTTTATTTATTCGTCAATGACGAGATCGCTTTCACCGGACCGCTGACGCGATCGGGCGCGGCACACTACGCGAATTTCACCGTCCCCGATTTCTGCCAGAACGCGCGCATTTACTGGGGCACGAAAGATTCGCCGCTGGACGATTTTATTTTGTATCCGCGCGCCACGCCGCCGACCTCGATTGGTTTCAACGCGCGCGACACTTCGACTTATCCCTGGTTCGATGCAGATGGAAACGAAGTGCCGGCCGGAACGCCCGTCCCCGGAATCCCGAATCCGCAGAGCGGACATTATGACGTCCATCCGGCTTATCGAAATGTTTGCCGGATCGATTTCAAAAACGCGCTCCTTGGCGCCAGCCCGAACTTTCCCAACGTCGTCGGGATCTTCCGGCGCGGGACAAAGTTTTTCGCCGGACGTTTAGAAGCGGAGCCAGGCGCGGGCGTGAACCCGATGGGTCCGATCTACGAAATCCTGCTGGACGATTTGTTCGGCGCCGGCCTGCCTTCGTCGGCCCTGATCGCGGCCAACTGGCAGACCACGGCCACAGAGCTGACGGCGGCGGAAACATTCATCGCGCCGGTACTGCGCAACGCCGGCACGCTGCGCGCCTTCGTGGCCGAGTACCTGCAATATTACGACGGCTGGTTCCGGGGCATCGGCGATCAGCTCGATGCCGGGCACTTCTCGCACGGCGATCTCACGACAGAGGAAATGCCGGTGTTGAACTCCGATCACATCCAGGGCGAGCCCAATATTCAACCGGCCGTGCTGGAGGAGACGAAGAATATGTTCTTCGTGCAATTCACCAATCCGCAAAAGTGGTTCGCGTCGGACGATTCCGAGCGTTACATCGACGATGCGAATCGCGCCATGCGCAACGGACTGCAGGTGCGCGAGAATGTCGTCCGGCCGTTCATCATCGATTCGAGCCTGGCCCAGCGTTACGCCACCGAATACGGCCGCATGCACGCCGCGATCGGCGGCGGCTCCGGCAGTGTCGCCGTGAAGCGCGAGCACGCGGCCGCCATCCGGCCGGGCGACCGGTTCAAGCTCGATTCCGCCGCTTTCGGCCTGGAGATATTTCTGCGCTGCGTCTCGCGCGAATGGCCGGGCGATCGGGACGGCGTGGCGAAATTAAATGTCAGTGTCGAGCTGGCCGACTGGCTGCATCTCTACATTCAGCCGCCCGTGCCAAAGGACGACGATTTTCACATCGTGCCGATCGACATCGCGCACACGCGGATCATCGAAGTCCCCGAGGAACTGCTGCCGTCGCCGCATCAGGAGGTAACGCACCCCTTCATCGCTGTCCTGGCCGCTCGGCCATCGGCGGCGAGCGTGGGCTTTCGCACCTACTATTCGCGCGACAACTCCACCTACCATCTCATTGGCGCGAAATCGCCGGGCCTGGTCACGCCTTGGGCCGTCTGGGCTAAAATAAAAACTGCGGCCTATGCGGCCGACACGCCGCCCGTCGATACCACGGTCGGAATGGTGGTCGAGCTTTATGGCATCGACCTGGAAAGCATCGTCAGTCAAAGCGACTTGGAACGCGACGCCGGGCATCTGCTTTGTTTTGTCGGCGCGGAAATTTTGAGCGTCGGGCAGATCGTCGCGCTCGGCAGCGGCCGCTACCGCGTTTACACCCTGCGCGGAATGTTCGGGACCGAGCAACACGCGCACCCGATCGACAGCGACTGCTGGTTTATGTTTCGCGATCACATCTCGCCGCTCACCAACGATAATTTTGTGCCGGACGGGACGGTCTTTTTCAAGTTATCGGCTTACACCCATGGCGGCTTCGTGCCCCTCGCCGGCATCACTCCGATCCCTTTCACCTTCGGACGACTGATCCCGTTTTCGGTGACCGGGCTGGAATTAGTCGGCGGCGCCAGTGGTCATATCTTTACCGGGCGCGACGCGCATTTCGCCTGGCGCCTGCGCTCCATCCATCCGCCAGGCGAGATCGGCAGCACGGATCCATTGACCGGCGGTCAATACGACGCGGAGTTTGTCGAGTTCCGGATTCGGGTGCGCGATGCGGTGACCGGCGCGGAAGTGTTCACCGATCGAACGGCCACGCCCTCCTTTGTTTTTCACTACGAACAAAACGCGCAAGCAAACGGCGGCGTCCACCGAAGTTTTTTCTTTGGCGTGGCGGCGCTCGATACGGATGGTTTGCTCTCGCGCTATCAGGAAATGCTGGTGGACAATCCGGCGCCGCTCGCGCTGGCGAATCTGGCGGTGGAATCGGGCATCGATTCCATTCGCATCCGCTTTCAAATTCCATCCGATCTCGACTACGCCGGCGTGATCGTGCATCGCTCGACCACGGCCGGTTTCACCCCGAGCGGATCGCAGCAGGGCCTCGGCACTTGTGTCTATCGCGGCAATGAGACGGAGATCGTTTTACCGCAACAGGCCGGGACAACTTATTATTATCGCATCGGCGGCTTCGATGCTTTCGGCACGGACTTGCTTAATTTCAGCGCCGAGATCGCAATCGCGAACAACAACCTCGCTAACTACATCCAGGACCTGCCCATGCCGAGCGTCGCGCCGGGGCCGATGCTGTTCAATGGCAGCGTGGACGTGCGGTTGATCGCGGAGGGGCTGCCAAAGTACACGGTGGACGGTTCGGAGGTCCTTCCCTCCAGTCCGGTCTTTCCGCTCGATATCGCGAATTGGGGGCCGCTCACTCTGACCTACACGACGGTTTTGCACCTCCGCGTTTTCAGTGGCTCGCATTGTTCGCCCCAATGGAGCGGCGTTTATGTTTTGAACGATCCGGTGGGCGGCGGTGGCGGCGGCACGCCTCGCTGTGGCGGCGTGCAGATCCAGAGAATCAGTGGCGTCTTCGGTCATACCACGCTGGTTTGTCG